GTTCATCTGCATGTACCGCTGATCGCCATCGGGGCCGATCGGGTTCATGTTGAGCACCTCGCGGCACTCGTTGATTGAGTAGATGCCCGTGTTCAGCATCGTCTGCAGCCAGTTGGCTTGGGCCGCCAGGTCGCCACGCAGTAGGCCCCTGGTGTCGAACTCCGCGAAGTACACGTCATCCCGCACCACAAGATCGCGGGTGATGGCGGACTCCCACCGCCGGAACCACGGGAGGAGCGTCTGCTGAACCAGGTCGATGGCGGCCTGCTCCTGGCTGGCGTAGCCAACCTTCGTCTTGTCTTGCACATACGACGGGTCGACGCGATACGCCCGGCAGATCTCAATCACTTGGTACTGCCGGGTCTCGAGGAACTGGCTGGCCTCGTTCGTGCTCTGGACGTCCTTCCAGTGCACGCCCTGCGGCAGCACCGCCGTGCGGTGTGCCCGGTCGGCCCCCCGGTGCATCCGCTCAAACTGCTCGCGCAGCCGCTCGGCCGTCTCCACCGTGATCGTGTTGTCGGACTCCATGAGCCCCGACAGCCGGCAGGCGTTCCCGAAGTACGCCCCGCCGTGCGTCTCCAACGCTTGAGCCAACGCGATGGCATCCCGCGAAAGCGTGATCGGCAGCATGCCCTGCACGCCGTCCTGCGACAGCCACCGCAGGTGAAACATCTGGTCTTGCCGGTAGTACGACTCGCGGCCGTTCTGCTCGCGGTAGCAGTACCGAAGCGTCCCGTCCTCGAGCTGGTCAACCTTCATGCGGCTGGGGTGCAGCGGCCACAGCTCGCTCACAGCGCCAGCGGTACCACTGCGGATCTCGGCATAGGCGTTGCCGTAGAGCAGGCAGTGAGCGGTGAGCATCTCGCGGAACTCAAACGAGGTCTGCCAGCCGTTGGGCTGCTGGTTCAGCAGCCGATACAGCGGCACGCTGCGGGCTCGCTCCTTGCCGCCCTCAGTGAGGCGCTCGTACAAGTGCAGCGGCACGGTGGCGACGTTCTCGGCAATCAGCCGCACGCAGGCGAGCACCGTAGAGCACTGAAGGGCCGTCTCGGGCGTGATGCGAACACCCGCCGGGCCGCGGGCCGGCGAGTCGTTCCAGCCATCGCCGTAGCCGCCATTCCGTAGATCGATAATCCGGTAGCCCTTGTCTGCGGTTGTCTCGACGTTGGCGATCATATGACCGTTAGATCCCATGGTTGCTCAGGCTTTGGTGCGGTGGCGGTCTGCCACAACCCGATGGCCATGACAAGACTGACAATGCCGTCAATGCGTTCCGTGGATTTCGCCTTGCTCGGTTTGATGTTGCCGGCCGCTGAGTCGCTCTGAATGGCTACGCTGGCCGCCTGCCAGCCCAGCACCGGGTGGCCACCGTGCAGGAGCTTGCCGCTGACGACCCAGTTCTCCAGTTGCTTCGACGGGGCCGACAATGACGCATAGCCCTGTCGAAAGTTTTGCATAGGAAGCCCATCTCCTTGCAGTAATTGCTGGCCGAGCTGGGCGCTGTTCCATGGATCTAGCCCGATGCCACGCACCTTGTATTTTGAGCAGATGCCGTTGATGTCGGACCGCACCGTATCAAAGTCCGTGACGTTCCCATCGGTCATGTGCAGATGCCCCTGACGATGCCACGTCAGATACGGCACCTTGTCACGCCGCTCACGCTGGTGAGCGTTCTCGCTCGGAATCCAGAAGTGCGGCTCAATCCAGAACGTGCCATCGTCCAACGGGAACAGCATCACGAAGGCTGTCGTGTCGTAGGTCGTGGCTAGGTCGAGCCCGGCCCAGCACTCCCGGCCGGCGAGATCCACCGGGCAGGCACCGTTGCCCTGTGCCCAGTGATCCATGCGGAGCCAGCGGGTGTCCTGCTCAGTCCATTGGTTGAGGTACAGCTGCCGGAACGTGTTCTCGTACGTCGGCATCTCAACCGCTCGAGCACACTCGCTGCGGAGGAAGTCGAGCTTGACCGAGACGCCCAGGTTGGGGTTGGCACTCGCCCATACCTTCTCGTCCTTCCAGTCGGCCGCGATTGGGGCCGCGTAGATCACCGGCAGGAAGCTCTCGTCCTTGACCGCACCGCCGGCCACAGCCTCGGCGTACTTCCAGATCTCCCAGCACACGCTGCGGCGGTCGTAGCCGGCCGTGGTCAGGGCCACCGTCAGCGGGTTCCGCCTTGCCCCCTGGCTGGAAATCATGACCTCCCACATCTCGCGGTTGCTGACGTGGAGCTCGTCGAACACCACAGCATGCGCCGAAAGCCCGTGCTGGATCCCCGCCTCGGCGGACAGGGCCTTGTATGTGGCGTGCGTCGACTCCCGCACAATGGCGTTGCGGTAGACCTTGAGGTGCTGCGACAGCGTCGGCGACTGCTCCACGGCGATCTTCGCGGTATCGAACACCAGGCGTGCTTGGTCCCGCGACGCGGCACACGAGTAGACCTCGGCCCCCGGCTCCTGCTCCATGAGGCACCGCAGAGCGATGCCGGCTGCCAGGGTGCTCTTGCCGTTCTTGCGAGGCAGTGCCAGCAGCGACGTTCGCACCACTCGCCGCCCGTCACGCTCGCGGAACAGCGACCACACGTAGCGTTTCTGCCACGGCTCAAGCACGAACGGCTTGCCGCCGAGCTCGCCCTTGGCGTGCGTCAGGTGCTTCTCGAAGAACCGAACGGCGATGCACGACGAGCAGTCGTGGCACGGCTTCTCAGCCGAACATCTTCCGGTCTTCGTCGTCTTCGACGGGTTGCGGCTTTTCGACATGGAGCGAGGCCCTGGCGGACGGGTTGAGCCCGAAGTCCTGCTCGAGCTGCCGCAGCTGCTGGGCGAGTTTGTGGGCAATCGAAACCTCGGGCCGCTGGGCGATGTACTTCACCTCTCCGCCGTCGTTCAGGATCGGGTAGGTGTCACCCTCGGCCTTGAGTTTGGCCCGCGTGGCAAGCCACCACTCATACGTGTCGCAATACCGTGCCAGTGCCTCGATGTCGGCCTGCGTCATCACGCGAACGGACTGGAGCAGCGGCAGGAGCTCACGCCATCGGGCAGCCGCAACCTCACCGAGGTGCGGCGGCATTGCCACGCCAGCGGTGGGAGGCTGCGGCTCGTCCGACCGGACCACGCGGAGCGTGCCGCGGGCCTGGCGTACGGCGGTCGGTGTTTTTGGCGGTCCGCGTTTACCCATTGTTAAGGCGACCTACCCGGCAAGCAAAACCCGACCGCGCGCACGCGCGATGCAACCACGGGGTTTATATGCGGCGGCCCCCCACACTTCCGCCCCCCCCTCGCCCGGCGGATTTTCGGCAGGTATCATGCCACCCAAAAGGAGGTGACGCATGGCGTCCTGGGCTATTTGGCTCGTTCGGTCGGCTGCTTCGTGGTTCATGCTGCTGACTGCACTTGTGCTCTTCGTGTTTCTCTTTACCACCAAGGACAAGGCATTGATTGGCGGCATGGCAGCGGTGTTTGGGCTAGCCGGCCTGTTCTCGCTGCCACGCATGCCAAACGCTTGGAAGCGTGACCCACCGACAGCCAAGCAAATCAAGTACGCAGAGTCTCTCGGCATTGAGGTTGTGCCTGGCATGAGCAAAGGCGACGTGTCGGCCATGATCTCACAAGTCACAGGGCGGTAGCACGCTCCCTCATTGTCTTCCTCGCGTGGCACACGATGCAGAGCGTCTGCCCGTTCTCAACGTCGTACCGCGCCCCGCCTTGGCTGATGGGCCTGACGTGGTCCGCCTGCGCTTCACGCTTGTCGCTGCAGACGCGGCCGCAGTCGCGGCACGTCCATGCGTCTCGGGTCAGCACCGCCTGCCGCCATGCCCTGTGTGCCTTGTCGCAGTAGCCCCGCTGTGCCGCGTTAGGCCGGTGGCTGTCGTCTCGCTTGCGTGACGAGCGAAGCCGGATCGGCCTGTGAGCAGGGATGCGGGTGGGCATTCAGGACTTCATGACCACGGTGACGGCCGCCGTGGCATTGCTGTTGGCAGCCACCAGCTTCACGTACGGCATGGCATACGCGGCGTCGGGCAGGGCATATGCCGTCCGGTTGGTAGTGCTGGGTGCCAGCGTGATACTGGCAGCGGAACCGTCGGAGCCATAGAGCTGGCAAAACGAGCCGGTGTCGGTGTCATTCCCCCACACCTGAATGGTGGCGGCATTGGTGGTGATGGTCGGCAGCTCCACCACGGCACCCGCCATGTCATCCATCCGCAGCGTGGTGCAGGTGCTGGTCGCCGTCGTGACAGTTGCCGTGACGACGCGGAACAGACGCTTGATCTTAACTTGGCTCATGGCTCTCTCCTGGTGGCTCGGGTCGTGCCCGATTCGTGGCCTGCTGTAACACTACACCGCGTCTGCGACCTTCTTGCAGTTCTCCTGCAGCTGCGTTACCTCGGCCGTCAGTCGCTCGATCTCGTCGGCCGCCTGGGCGAGTGCCTCGCGTTGCTGCTTTTGAAACCGCTCGGCTGCGGTGAGCCGGTCGACGAGATCGGTGCCCAGGTGGTAGCCCGACAGCAGCCGCAGGTGGTTGGTGAGCTCGATGCCGTGCATGGCTTTATGGCGTCCGCTTTAGGGCGGCCGTGTAGGTCGCCTCGCTGATTTCCTCAACAGCACCGCTGGCAAGTACGTCAGGCAACATAGCCGCAGCCGCCGGAAACTCTGCAAACTGGTCATGCACCGCAACGACGATCCGCCCTTGGCCGTCGCGTGGTGCCGTGGCGGCAGGCTCGATGCACGTCACCGTCAGGCCGCTGGGCGTCGGGTGGCCCCATGCATCGTCAAGCGAGGAACGCACTTGCTCATACGCCGCATCGCCAGCAAGACAACGGTAGAACTTCATCAGAGTCCCCATTTGGCCTGGAGGTACTTGTACGCCGACGAGAGTTGCGTGGCACTCAGGGCCGATGACGAAAAGATCGCCTCGTAAATCC